TTAAACACCGCCAGTCTAAAAAGAGAAAAAGGAAAGGACGCAAAACGCGTAGGAGATAAAAAATGTCAATAAAATTTTTAGGAGCACAAGCAGCTTGTGGTGTTAATGTGGGGGCAGCCTCAACATTTGAAAACGCTACCGAAGTACGGCTTGTGAATACAGGTGCAGCAGAGTACTTAGTCACTATAGCAAATAGTGCAGATGCTACTTTAGCTACATTTACATTAGAAAGTTTAGATAGCATCGTAGTTAGTAAGGGAACTACCGATCAAATATTCGCTGCAAATGCAGCGGTTGTCGGTACACCTTGTAATGTTGGAAGATAAATGTTTCCAGATGCAAATAACAATAACTGGCTTCATCAAGTAGGTGAAGTTTGTGCAACAACGTTAGAGTTGTTAGAAGAAAAAGCAGATAGTGTGGGGTACGTCTCACACGCTGATGAAACAATGAAAGAATTATGTATAGGGTATTTATATCTTTTAGGTCTTTGTGATTCTCAAGGTCTTTTATTAGATAAAGACTTACCAGATGCCGTTAAAAGAAATATAACTATACACTAATGTTAGATGTAAGCAGAAAAGATATATTAAGTAATTCTATGATGGAATTTAATCCTATGGATAGATTTATAAAACTACCCATAGATTCATATCTTGATTTATTAGGTACAACACCTAATTCTGCTCAAATAGCTTTAATTAACGCTATAAACAATCCCAAATATAGATTTGTGTGTGCTGCCTTATCTAGGCGGCAAGGTAAAACTTACATAACTAATGTAATTGGACAACTTGTGTCTCTCGTGCCGAACTCACATATACTAATAATGTCACCAAACTATGCTTTATCCCAAATCTCTTTTGATTTGCAAAGACAGCTTATTAAGCACTTTGATTTAGAGGTGGTAAGAGATAATGCAAAAGATAAAGTTATTGAACTATCAAATGGTTCTACAATAAGAATGGGATCAGTTAATCAAGTTGATTCTACTGTCGGACGATCGTACGATCTAATCATTTTTGACGAAGCTGCATTAGCAGACGGCAAAGATGCTTTTAATGTGGCGCTTCGTCCAACACTAGATAAAGAAAATGCTAAGGCAGTATTTATATCTACACCTCGAGGTAGAAATAATTGGTTTGCAGATTTTTATAATAGAGGCTATAGTGAGGAATTTAATGATTGGGCTTCTATAAAAGCTACTTATCATGAAAACCCAAGATTTAGCAAAGAAGATATAGAAGAAGCTAAAAGAGCTATGTCTGCAGCGGAGTTCGCTCAGGAATATCTCGCTGATTTTAATACTTATGAAGGACAGGTTTGGAACTTTGATTTTGAAACTTGTGTGGCTGATTTAAGTCAGTTAGATACTAGTAAAATGGATGTATTTGCAGGACTCGATGTAGGATATAAAGATCCAACAGCACTTTGCGTTATAGCATATGATTGGGAGGAGGAAAAATTCTATCTCGTAAATGAATATCTAAATGCTGAAAGAACCACTGAACAGCACGCATCAGAAATTCAGGTATTAATTGATAAATATAGGATAGATTATATTTATATTGATTCAGCAGCTCAACAAACTAGATTTGATTTTGCTCAGAATTATGATATTTCAACAATTAATGCTAAAAAATCTGTTCTAGACGGAATTGCTCATGCTGCAGCTATAATTGATAACGATAGACTAATTGTAGATCAAAGATGTAGAGAAACATTAGCGTGTGTAGATCAATATCAATGGGATCCAAATCCTAATTTGATGAGAGAAAAACCAAAACATAATATGGCAAGTCATATGGCAGACGCTTTAAGATATGCACTTTATACTTTTGAGACTTCTGCAACAACTTTCTAAGAATAGACCTACGAAAAAATAAATGTTGACAAAAAGGTAAATTTTTGGTATAATTTTTAATAAATAGGATATTATGAATTTAAAAAGAGATTTAATCAAGTACGTGCGGGATAAAGCCAAATCAGGTTATAAAAAAGAGACCCAATGCTATATTTGTGGAGAGACAGAAAAGCTAGAATTTCACCACTTCTATGGAATGACTGAGTTATTAGAAACTTGGTTGAAAGCACATAAAATGACAATAAATTCAGCAGAAGAAATCATGGAAGTTAGAGAAATTTTCATTGAAGAACATCCTAACGAAATTTATAATGAAGCTGCCACACTATGTAAAGCTCATCATATGCGGCTCCATAGTATTTATGGAAAAAGGCCAAAGTTGGTAACAGCACCAAAACAAAAAAGATGGGTAAACAAACAGAGGATTAAACATGGCATGGTATGACAGACTTTTAGGTAGAGAAGCGGAGGAGAAATTAAATCCTGCGCAGTCTTTTATATCTCTAGAAGAAGGAGTTACTTTAGATACTCGTGAAAAGAAAGATAATTATCGATCAGCTTACGAAGAATTAGAAGTAGTTAATCGTGCAGTCAATATGATTGTTGATGATGTTTCTGATATTCCGTATGAAATTGGAGAAAAAATTAAGGGAATCACACCAGTTAGAGAAAATATTCGAAGAAGTCGTGTAGATTTAATACTTAATAAAGAACCCAATCCTTTTCAAGATATTAATGGTTTTAAAAGAAATTTAATCATTGATCTTTTAATAGACGGAAATATATTTGTTTATTTTGATGGAGTACATCTTTATCAATTACCAGCAAATAATGTAAGTATACATAGTCATACGGAAACATATATTGAAAAGTTTGAGTATGACGGTCATATAGACTACACCCCTAAAGAAATTATACATATTAAAGAAAACTCATTTAATTCGATCTATAGGGGTGTACCTAGATTGAAACCAGCTTATCGAACAATGTACTTGTTAGATAATATGAGAAAATTTCAAGATAATTTCTTCAAAAACGGAGCTGTTCCAGGATTAGTACTTAAGAGTCCAAACACTCTTTCTGAAAGAATAAAAGAAAGAATGCTGCAGGCTTGGCAAACTAGATACAATCCTACAAATGGAGGAAAGAGACCTCTTATATTGGATGGTGGTTTAGAAGTAGATGCTTTAACAAAAGTAAACTTTAAAGAGCTAGACTTTCAATCATCTATAACAGCAAATGAAAAAATAATTTTAGAAGCAATGGGTGTACCGCCCATTCTTCTCGATGGAGGGAATAATGCTAATATTAGACCAAATCATCGACTTTACTACTTGGAGACAGTTCTCCCAATAGTAAGAAAAATAGGTTATGCCTTTGAGAGATATTTCGGTTTTGAACTAAATGAGAATGTTACAGACATTCCCGCTTTACAACCCGAATTGAGAGATCAAGCTTCTTATTATCAAACTCTTGTAAATTCAGGCATAATGTCACCAAACGAAGCAAGGGACGCTTTAAATCTAGAAGCAATGGATGGTTATGATGATTTAAGAGTTCCAGCAAATATTGCGGGTAGTGCAGCAAACCCCGAAGAAGGTGGGAGACCACCCCAAACAGAGGAAGAAGAAAATGGCGAATAAAAAAGCAGTACTTTTAACTTTGGCAGAGTATTTTGCCAAGAAGGGAATGATGAATCCCGCTGAATATAAAGCAGCCGCAGATGCACCTATAAGATTAGTAGTTGCAAAAAGACCTTTTGGGTCTTGGGCAAGGATGCAGGCTATGATTAGAGCTAATCACCCAGATTTATGGGCAAAAGCTACAACACCAGCAGCACCAGCACCTAAAGCAACACCTAAACCTAAGGCAGCACCTAAAGCTAAAGCAGCCGCTCCTAAAGCGGCTAAAAAGTAGGTAGTTACTATGGAGAAAATTTTTCATTGGACTAACACTTTTAAAACTCTCGGAGAAGATGATGACGGTGGAGTAAATATTCGTGGTTTAGCGAGTACTAACTCTGTAGATCGTGTCGGAGATGTAATTACTCATGATGCATGGACAAAATCTGGTGGTTTGGATAATTTCAAAAACAACCCAATAATTTTGTTTAACCATAATTATGATAAACCTATTGGTAAAGCCACCTCAATGGATGTTACTAATAGCGGTCTCGAACTTGGAGCTAGAATCTCTAAGTCTGCGGGAGAAATAAAAGATTTAATTAAAGATGGTGTTCTTGGAGCCTTTTCCGTTGGTTTTAGAGTCAAGGATGCCGATTATAACGAAGAAACTGACGGATTTGAGATAAAAGACGCCGAACTTTTTGAAGTATCAGTGGTTAGTGTTCCAGCTAACCAAACTGCTACTTTCTCTCTTGCGAAATCTTTTGATTCAATGGAAGAATACCAAGAGTTCAAAAATCTTTTCAAAATTAATAAAGAGGCTAATCAATTTAATAAAATTGAGACGCCACAAGCGACGGATAAAACCGTTTCACAGGAGAAACCTATGTCTACTGACAATGATACTCCTAACGCTAATGTTGACTTAAAAGCATATGCAGAAGAAGTGGCTAAAGCAACTGCTGCTAAAATTGCAATGCAACAAGCTGAAACAAAAGCTAAGGAGAAAGCAGAGGCAGAAGAAGCAGCTGAGCTACAAGCTCAAGAAAGTGCTGCTATTGAAGCTGAGCAAGCAAAAGTCAAAGCGATAGTAGAAGTCGGAATGGAAGGCGCTGAGCGTCTTACTAAAGACTTAGAGGATCGTGTTTCAACAAAACATGAAGACCTCGAAAAAGTCGTCGATGAACTTAAGGCTGATCTTACCGAAAAGAAACAAGAAATCGAAGCAATTCGTGAATCTAAAAGAGTTTTCGGAAGAGAAAGCACTTCTGACTGGACAAAAGCCTATGAAGAGGACATCAATGATGCCTGGACTATGGGCCTTGCGACAGGCAAAGGTTGGAACACGAAACTTGCTAATGAAGTTGTAGAAAAAGTTAACGCACATTCAGGCGTTGGCGTTTCATCTGCAGATTTCGAGCAAACCGTATCAACCAATGTTGAAAGGGATATACAATTACAACTAGTAATGGCACCTCTATTTAGAGAAATCCCTATGCAGTCAGCAACTCAAATCATACCAATTTTACCTGATGCTGGTTACGCTGAATTTGCTTCAGCTCAAACAGCAGGTGGATCATCTCCACATGGTAACTTAGCTCAAAGAGGTGATACTTATGGTACGCCTTGGGGTGGTATTGATATGACTGAAAGAACTCTTTCAACCAAAAAACTAATTTCACAATCTTACTTAGGTAATGAAACTGAAGAAGATGCAATTCTACCGATTCTTCCTTTAATTAGGGAGTCAATCATTAGATCTCATGCAAGAGCTATGGAAAATGC